AGGTTGTCGTTGCGGACGCCCCAGTGGGTGTCCGTGAGCAGAGCAACCTTCATTGAGTCTTCATGCGTGCGAGAGTGTTCCTGCGCAGCGCCTCGGCGATCTTCAGCTCGGCGTCGATGTAGTCCCTGATGGCGATGAGTCTGGCCTCTGCCGACAGGCGCTCGTTCTCCAGGGTGGACGTCTTTAGCTGAAGGACGGTACCGAGGATGACGTCGGGGATAAGGTGTTCATTCTTCATGTCTCTCCTCCACTCTATATTCTACACCACTTCGGCACCCCTGTCAACCTGAAACTTCTCCACGCCGACGTCCCTACGCTTTGTTTTGGCGGCGGCGGCCTTGGCATCGAACGTCCTGACCATGTTCTGGGAATATTCCATGTGCTTCTTCATGGAGTCGTGCTCGCCGCTGCCGACGTAGGAGGACATGATAACGTTCTCGAAGTTCCGGTGCTTGATGTAGGACTGCTTCTTCTCCTTCTGTATCCGCCTGATGAAGGCGTTCCAGGCACACTGCGTCAGGTACCCGAAGACGTTGGAGAACCTCTCGTGGTCGAATCCCTCGACTGCCGACACGCAGTCGAGGACCGCGTCGGACTTCATCTCATCTATAAACGAGTAGCCTGAGAAGTTTGGTCGACGGCCTAGGCGGTCGCACATCATTAGAATCGACTCGCCTATGTACCTCGACAGCTGCGGCTTAGGCCTACCCAGTCTCACGGCCTCCGCCACGGCGGTTCGGTGTTCCACGACGGCCGCCAATAGGTCGGCGTTGTTCACGTAGTTTTTCTTACGCGCAGTCTTCTTCATTGAAAATTCCTTATTTCAAACAAACTGGGTAGATCTTAAATGGAAAGTCTTCTTCGCTGTATATCTTGACCCTCTCGAGGAAGTGGCCGAGCGTGTGGTTCTTCCTCCGACCTACGGACATGTCGTCGGAGATGTCGAAGAGGGTCGACCTCGTCTTGGTCTCGGTCCTGCGGAGTCCGCGGCCGATGGACTGGAGGACCTTGATCTTCGACTTGTACGGGCTGGCGAAGACGGTATTCCGGAGGTTGGGGGCGTTGACGCCCATGGAGAACGTGCCGTACGACGCGCAGAGCACGGCGTCGTCCTCGGTCTCCAGCAGGCGCCGGATCTCCTCGCGCTCGTCGACGTCGATGTCGCCGTGGATGAAGTGGACGCTCCGGTCGCCGGCCTCGGCGGAGATCATGTCGTGCAGGACCTGGCCATGCCTCTCGATGTGCTGGAAGAGGAGGAGGGTGTTCCCCTTGAGGGACAGGGCGAGGTTCTTCAAAAACCGGTTGCGCGCCGGCGACTCCTCCAGGTACTTCATCTCGGCGGCGTAGTCGGAGTCCTTCGGTCGGCCGTCGTGCTTGAGGACGATCGCCTTAACGTCGAAGTCGGCGGAGAACTTCTGCTCGATGAGCTCGGCGCTGGTGATGAACCTGCGCACCGGGCCGAACAGGCCCTCGAGGACGAGCTCGTTGGTCTCGGCGCCGTCCAGAGTGCCGGTGGTGCCGAACCTGAACCGACAGCCCGACAGCTTGGTCATGATGGAGATGAGCGACTTGGCCTTGAACTCGTGGGCCTCGTCGCCGACTACCAGGTCGAACTGGTCGAACCACTCCTTCGGCATCTTGTAGACGGACTGCCACGTGGTGATGGTGATGGCCGGCGGCTCCACATTCTTGTCAACGCCGCCCGTTATCTTGAAGACGCAGTCCCCGCTCAGGCCGTAGTCTCGGAAGTCGGACTCCAGCTGGTGCACCAGCGACAGGCGCGGCACGATCACCAGGGCGCGCGTCGAGTACTGCATCGAGTGCCAGCGAATCAGGAGGTAGATGATGAACGACTTGCCGGAGTTGGTAGGCGACAGGAGCAGGGCCCGGCCGTCGCGCACGCACTGGACGAACGACTTGACCTGGTAGTCCCGGCGCTCGAACTTCTCCGGTACTCTGAGCGCGTCGATGAAGGCGTCCGCCTCCTTGACGGAGAACTCAGTCGTCGAGAAGTCGGTGGCCTCCTCGTACTCGTAGCCGCGCTTCTCGGCGAAGGCGCGCACCCTCTCTCGCAGTCCGGTGTAGATGCATCCAGTGAGCTGGTGAAATAGCTTGATCTTGCCGTCCCAGCCGCGATTCTTGTAGGCGGGGGTGAACCTGGCGCCGGGCACGTCGAACGTGAACGCGTCGCTCAGCTCCATCATGATGCCGGGGTCGGCCCTCACCCTGATGTAGGCCTCGTCGACCCTGCTGACTACCAGCTTATCGCTCATTTTCGTCCGCGATCTCGTCCACGATCTCGGCCACCTGCTTCACGACATAGGCCATCTGCTTAACCAGCTCGTCGTGCGCGGGCACGAGAGCAAACGACATGTCTATCGCGAACTCGGGATCGGTATGCAGCTCCTCCAGCAGCGCGGCGTAGTCCGCGGCAGTAGGCTCGTTCTCATACCCACAAAAATGTAACACACGGGTGCCGTCTTTATAGAGACCGAGCCCGTCGTGGTCTCTGGTGTCGATGGCTATAATACCATAGTTTATCTCCACGCTACCCTCCGTTCGTGAACCTTATGAACTCAAACATCGTCTTTAGGTTGAACCCCCTGTCGCGGAGCTGTCGTATGATGGAGTCGAGCAGGTCGACCTTCTCCTTCTGGACGTCGACGCGCAGGCTCATGGCGATCACGTCGGGGTCGGCGTCAAGGTACAGGGGGACCTCGTTCTTAAGGATGAGGCCCTTGGGAGGATAATTCCAACCAGCTGCTCGTGTGTCGTCAGTGGGGCCGTCCGAGTAGAAGACAGTCTTAGCGAGTCTAAGACGCTTGGCCTCGGACTCAAGCTTACGTAGCCTGAGGCGCTCGTCGACGTAGTGACGATAGTACTTGCCGTGCAGCTTGGGAAGCTTTCGCAGCTCCTCGGCGATCTCAGTTCGATCGATGTCAGAGTCGGCCTCCCATAGCGCGAATATCTCGTCAAGCGTCATGCGGTGTTCCCAGCGTCATTTAGCTATTATATAACAGAACGCCGGAGATGTCAACTCATACTATCTGCTTGAGGTCGTAGTACAGGAACTTGAACGTCGCCGAGGCCTCGACGTAGTCGACGTCGGTGCTCCTCGTGTCGAACGCGAGGCCGGAGAGGGAGACGGGCTGGCAGTCGACGAAGACGTACTCGTAGTTGGGCATCTTGGTGCCCGTCATGACGATGAGGCTGATGTCGGACCTCAAGCCCCTGCCGGTCAGGGGGTCGTTCTTCTCGAGGTCGGCGTACTCCTGGAACTCGGTCGGCTTGCCCAGGCCCCTGAGCCAGTCGTGTATCTCGAGGTAGTTCTGGAAGTTCTCGTCGACCTTGAAGTCGATGCTCAGGTCGTCGTAGTCGATGTGCTCGCCGGCTCGGGGGATGCGCAGGTGCGGCGACGGCATGGGGATCGACGGGAGGGAGAGGCCCGGGGTCCTCACCGCCTGGATGAAGAACTCGACGTGGGGAGCGCGCTTGAGCTGGAACTCGAAGGAGAGGGGGCTGAGGAGGCTCTTGTTGGCGACGCCCTCGATCACTGCGTTCATCGGTTGACGCTCCTAGATAGGTATGGTATAATGACTAAAGGACCGGGAGGTGTCATGCTCCCGGCCAAGTCACTCGTGCCCTTGCTTATGGCATCTTACCGTATATTTATAGGAGGCGTAGAATGAATGTCAGCACAGCAGCAGCGGCAGGGATGCTCGCGCTCGTCGCTATACTGGTCATGGACACCGTCAGTCACCAGCGCGCGACGGTCAGCGTCGACGGAGAGGAGGTCTTCGTGGTGCCGGTCTACAGGGACACCGGCGGAGACCTGCAGGACTACCTCGAGGTGCTGAAGAAGGACTCCAAGAAGGGCGTCATGTACGCGCTCGTCAGCAGGTGCGCGTCGGCGTGCACCCTGAGACTGGCGTCGGCATGCGTGTACCCGTCGACCTCGCTGGGCTTCCACTCGCCGTGGATGGACCCCAACGACCCCGACGTGAAGGCCATGGGCCCGGAGAAGTCCGCCGAGCTCCTGCAGAAGGCCAGGGAGATACTCAGGGCGTTCTATCCCTCCAAGATCCAGGCATGGGTCGACGAGAACGGGGCCCTGTACTCGAAGGACGGCTTCAGCATGTCCGGCGAAGAGGCCATGAAGATGGGCGTGCCCGACTGTCGGAAAATAATCACGCCCTAGGTCATTTTAGGGGTTGACAGCTTTATTGACAGTTGTTATAATAGATCTAACAACAAACGAGACAACAGTGAATCCATGTGCCTTGGTTAATTGGTCGCTAGGATCGATGAGTGTCTGCTGACGATGATGCCTGATGAACAG